CATCGCCAACTGCTACTTCGACGCGCTGTATTACATGCGCAACGAGGTGACCGACGAGGCCTGGTACTACTTCCGCGTCGAGCGGCCCGAAGCGCCCACCATCAAGAGCACCTTTACCGCGGCGCAGATCGCCTCGGCGCCGGAGTTCAAGAAGCGCCTGCTCAACGTCTGCAACGGGGCCATGTTCACCGGCACCCCGCAGCAGCTGGAGCGCATGCTTGGCTACCAGCTCGACAGCCTCAAGACCGTCAACACCATCGATTGGATCGGCTATACCCGCGAGCACGGCGTCTACGTCTTCAACGACTTGGCGATCGCTGGCGGCAAGGTGCACAAGCTCAACGAAGAGGACTTCTTCGACGTCGGCTCCCTGAGCATCAAGTCGCAGAGCCTGTCGCCAGTGCTGCACATCAATGCCGACCTGGCCGACTACGACGAAGAGTGGTTCGACCTGTTCTGGCGCTGCTTTGGCGTGCGCGGCGCGGTAGTGCTCGCCTGGTGGCTGGGCGCGCTGTACGCCGAGCAGATCCGCCAGCTGCACAAGTCCTACCTGTTCCTGGAGCTGATCGGTGAGGCCGGCGCGGGCAAGACCACGCTGGTGGAGCTGCTCTGGAAACTGACCGGCCGTACCGAATACGAAGGCTTCGACCCGTCCAAGGCGACCCCGGCCAGCCGGGCGCGCAACTTCGCCCAGGTGGGCAACCTGCCGGTGGTGCTGATCGAGTCCGAGCGCGAGCAAAAGGAAGGCGCGCCGGTGAAGCACTTCGACTGGGACGAACTCAAGACCGCCTACAACGGCCGCAGCGTTCGCTCCACCGGTGTGAAAAACAACGGCAACGACACCCGCGAACCGCCGTTCCGCGGCGCCCTGCTGATCGCGCAGAACAACGCCGTCAACGCCTCCGAGCCGATCCTCCAGCGCCTGGGCCATGTACACCTGACCCGCGAGCACCAGACCCCGGAAACCAAGCTCCATGCCGAGCGCCTGGAGCGCATGCCGGTTGAGCAGCTCAGCGGCTTCATCATCAAGGCGCTCAAGCCCGAGGCGCAGGTGATGAAGCTCCTGGACGAGCGCACGTCCGGCTACGAGCAGCAGCTGCTGGCGCTGCCGGGCATCCGCACCGTGCGGATCGCCAAGAACCACGCCCAGCTGCGCAGCCTGGTCGACGCCCTGCAGCTGGTCGTGCCGCTCAGCGATGAGCGCGCGGCCCAGGTGCACGCCGAGGTAGAGCGCATGGCACAGGAGCGGCAGCAGGCGATCAACGCTGACCACCCGCTCGTGCGCGAATTCTGGGACATGGTCGAGTTCCTCAATGGCCCCCTAAACGAACCCGGCGGCCGGCTGAACCACTCCCGCAGGTCGGCCTTCTTCGCCATCAACCTCAACGAGTTCGTCGAGATGGCGGCCAACAAGCGGCAGCAGCTCCCGAACCTCAGCGAGCTCAAGCGCCTGCTCAAGACCAGCAAGTCGCCGAAGTTCATCGAGACCAACAAGCCCATCAACTCGAACATCGCCACCGACGGGCTGAACAACGCCAAGACCGTCCGCTGCTGGGTGTTCCAGCTCGTTTAACCCGCCGGCGCGGCAACGCCGGTACCAACCCAAGGAGAAGCACCATGCCAATGAACGACAACGATGACCTCTACAGCCCCAGCCGGCGCGAAACCCTGCTCACCCTGCTGGGCAGCGGCGTGACCCTGGCAGTACTGCTCGCAGCCGGCTACCTCGCCCCCAACCTGCTGGCCCTGGCGGCCCGCTAACCCCAACGCCCAGGCGCGGCAACGCCTGGGCCATTTCAAGGAGAAGCACCATGCAACTAGAAGTAATCCGCGGCCCAGCCGCATCGGGAAAAACCACCCAGCTACGCCAGATTGCTATGGCAGACGGGCAGGACGAAGGGCACATCCTCCTGGCGAAACAATTCACGCACGCGGCACTGAAGAGCCGAATCCGCTTCCTGGCCTCTCGCGGCGCCAGGGTCGTTTGCATCGACGAGTGCACTGAGGAGCAAATCGAGTTGCTCCGCCGGCTGAGCGCGGCTCTACCGGACATCCACATCCACGCAGCTGTCGCCGCCTGACCGGTCCCAAGGAGACGCACCATGCAATACCACTATTACAAGTCACAGGCGCCAGAAACGGTCGCCATCGTCCAGGACTACTACCGGGCCAAAGGCCAATTTCGGCAAGAGCTGGAAGCGCTGGGCGCGGTGATCGGTGGAGAGGTCGCGCCGATGCACGACATCGACTCGAACTTCGCGGGCGGCGTGAAGCTGAGCGGGAGCCGGGAGTTGGATGTGCACTGGCGCCGCCCAGATGAATGGGGCTATCGCAGCCTGCGCAGCCAGGCGGTACCGCCCAAGGGCATCAGCAAAGAAGAGCGCGCCGCCATTCGCGCAGAGCATGAACGGTTGCTCAGCACCTGGCGCGCACACTGCCCGGCGCGCCTCAGCAAGCACGACTACTGGGACCGGCTCAACGTCAACACCGGCAACCTGCTGTTGTGCGGCGGCGTGATGTTCGAGCGGGACGGGGCGGCCTACTTCTGCCTCGGCTTCCAGATCAACAAGGCCGAACACGCCGAGCTGGTAGCTGCTGGCAAACCCACCTCCGGGTGGATCGAAGGCGCCGTCGAGATCCTGCCAAGCGAGTACGAGGCTGCCCGTACCGCGAAACAGCAGGAGCCTGCCGCATGAACCGCCAGCTGCAGGATCTGGACCTGCTGTTCAAATTCGAAGACTTGGCCAAGGAGAAGGGCTGGTCGGTCGATCGCAACGACCAGGACAACGCCTTTGCTGATGCGCTGACCCAGCGCGCATGGGAGGCATTCGAGGCCGCGCATGGCGAGCACGGCCGCAAGGAAGGCCAGCAGCTCTACGCCGAGATCAAGAAGTCCAGCAAGTACGCCCACCAGGCCGAGTGGTGCCGCACCCAGGGCTACGGCTACCCGTTCAAGGTGCGCATCGTGTTCGACACGGACGGCTACTCGGTGAAAGGAGGCGTCGGCGGGCAGTACCGCCTCGAGGACGTGAACCTGTACGTCCTCGAGGACGGCAAGAAGATCCGCGTTCGGTAACCCAGCCCCAGAAACAAGAAGGCCCCGGTGAGCGGCAACTCACCAGGGCCAGACCAACCCAAGGAGAAGCACCATGCAAGCACAAACCCCCGAAGTCAGCACCGAGCAGGCTACCACGCCAACTGCCGACCTGCGCCTCGTGTCTGTTGAGCAGCTCAAGAAGATTCACCGCGAGCTGGACGCCTGCCAGAAAGTCATCTGGCTGGCCGGCTGCCGCCCGAGAGTGCCCAACGGCTTCGACCCGGCCTACGTCACCGGCGCCCAGGAGCAGCTCAAAGTCATCGAGGAACTGCTCGCCAGCGCTCAGCCTGATGCCCTAGACGATACCGCCCGCCTCAACTTCATCCTGGAGAAGCACCGCAAGGTGGTGGTCGAGCTGGTCCCCGGTCAACGGCATGAGGTCTATGTCGAAGAAGGCTTTATGGCCGACGAGCAATACCCCGCCATTACCCATGCGGGCGCCTGGTCAGATGGTTCCGCAGCGGCGAAAGAGGTGAAGCGCAAAGCAATCGACGCAGCCATCGCAGCGCACAAGGAGTCCGCCCATGGCTGAGCGCAACCGGCCAACGATGGCCAGCCACCGACTGGACCTGCCCAGCATCTGCGACATCTGCAACAAGGCCCGCTCCACCCGCAAGCACGCTGCCTGCAGCCGCATCCGCCAGCAGCGCAAGCAGGAAGAGTGGGCCAGCTACATGGGCAACGTCGCCGCGAAGAAAGCCCAGGGAGGCCGCCGCTATGCCCGTTGAAATCCGCACCCATTTCACCACCGGCACCTACGTGGCCACCGTGCGCGGCGACAAGCGCACCGCCAGTAACACCATGGGCGCCCGCTGGGCTGCGGAAGGCATGGCCCGCAAGTTGAGCCTCGATCCGTCCCTCCTGGTCGAGCAACAGCGCGACCTGATCGACGGGAAGGACCGAGTGACCTTTATCCATCCAGGAGAGCCGGCATGAGTTCCCTTCGCCAAGGCGACATCTTCGCCGCCGGCGCGCAGCGCCTGCAGATGACCGAGAGCATCGAGCTGACGATCCAGTCCCTCCAGGCCTACGGCGCCGATCATGATCACTGGGGCATCGCCTGGTCTGGTGGTAAGGACAGCAGCGCCACCCTCACCCTGATCATCTGGCTGATCGACACCGGCCGGATCAAGCCGCCGAAGACCCTCACGGTGTTCTACGCGGACACCCGCCAGGAGCTGCTGCCCCTTGCCAATGCAGCCAGCCAGATCATGGATGAGCTGATAGAGCGTGGCATCCGTGTTGAGGTGGTCACCGCGCCCTTGGACAAGCGCTTTATGGTCTACATCCTCGGCCGTGGCGTGCCGCCGCCGAATAACAACACGCTGCGTTGGTGCACGCGCCAGATCAAGATCGACCCGATGGCCCACGCGCTGGAGCAGCGCCTGGCTGCCCTGGACGGTAACGTCCTGATGATCACTGGCGTGCGCCAGGGAGAAAGCGCGATCCGCGACAAGCGGATCGAAATGAGCTGTGGAAAGGACGGTGCCGAGTGTGGCCAGGGGTGGTACCAGAAGGTGCTACCCGAGGCTAAGGGCCTGAAAGGTCGCCTCGCTACCCTGGCACCGCTGCTGCATTGGCGCGTCTGCCACGTCTGGGAATGGCTCAAGCATTGGGCGCCGCAGGTCGAGTTTGGCGATTGGCCAACGGCGACGATCGCTGATGCCTACGGCGGCGACGAGGCCGAGGAAATCAACGCCCGAACGGGCTGCACTGGCTGCCCGCTGGCCAGCAAAGACAATGCGCTCGACACCATTCTGCTCAACCCGGCCTGGGCGTACCTGGCGCCGCTTAAGCAGATAAAGCCGTTGTGGCGTGAATTGCGTGAGCCGCAGCATCGGCTGCGCAAGGCCGGCGCCGAGCGTTTGAAGGATGGCAGCATCGCAGCCAACCCCCAGCGCATGGGGCCGATCCTGCTGGAGTCGCGACTCATGGCGCTGGAGCGCCTGCTTGGCATCCAGAACGAAATCAACGAGGCCGCGCGGCGCCTCGGCCGCCCCTTGGTGGACATGATCAATGCCGAGGAAGAGGCCCGGATCCGTGAGCTGATCGCCGCCGAAACCTGGCCGGACGGCTGGGACGGTGATGAGCCGGTCGCCACCACGCCACTGGACAAGGTGTATGCGGACGGTTCGGTCCAGCCGCTGCTGTTCCTGGAGGTGGCGCATGCCTGAGCAAGACAGCAGCCAGCTCCGGCTGGAATGCGAGGCCAGAACTT